TTATCTGCAGAGAGGACGACGAACGAAAATTCTCTACCGCCAACAGTTGTGACTAACTGCGTTCCTCGTGCGAGTGTTAGGTTTGCAGGATTATTCGAAGCCTGATCACCAGTGAATCCTGTGACCGCAATATTAACAACTGCACGAGAAGCGAGTTTAGACCTTGGAGTATATCCAAGCAACCTTGCCCGAGAGACTACATTACCACGTATCTGTGCTGAGTCTAAAAAGGCCTCGTTTAAACTGAAGTGAGCAGCCATTGCATTATAGTGTGTATTATATGCTAATACATCTAAGAGTACACTCATACCACTTCCTTCGAAATCATAATCATTAAATGTCGACTGTGTCTTCAGATAGTTCTTAAGATTCTTTTTAATTTGGTCGAAATCTAATTCCGTTACTTTAAAATTTGTTGCCATAATTCTTTACCTTAGTCTTCGAAGTACTAATTCAACTTCTTGTTCTATATCGTACTCCTTTATATTATAGTGTGCGGTTATTCTATATGCGTTATCATCTGCCAGATCATCAATAAACACATTATATACTTCAATCCTTCCCTCATGTATATTCAACACATTCTCTATATTCTCTTTTAATGCTATCTTAGTTATCGTATCAGCAGGTTCAAATAACAACCCTCTCATATTCGCACCAAGTGTAGGAGCAAAAGGTCTATCATAGAAGTTAGATAACAATAAGTTCTTTACTGCATTACGTATCGCCTGTTCATCCTGTGGTATATAAAGATCTTTTGTTTTATCGTTTATATAGAGAGATAGATCAAGGTCAGCCCATCCTTTCTTACGAGAGGTACGCGAAGAGGTCTCACTATCTGATATAACGAATCCTGAATTGTGTCTATTAACTGTTCCCATGTATCTATTTATATCCTTTTAGTTATAGTTGACAAGGTTCTGGAGACAAATTTTTCTCGAGAAATTTTTTTTATATAATGCATGTCGAAGCAAAACTCAGATTCATATCGAAGAACATGCATGTACTAGCCCCCCGCCACCCCTGCATGCATTTCCCCTAGTATATAATGGCCAATATGCGTACACAGATGCCTCATATATTCTCCGGAAACACTGTACAAATGCTCGAAAGTATGGTATAATATAATAGGTTCTATGGGGGGCAGAGGTAGTACTAATACCTTTACTGTATACACATATGTTCTCTATACCTTTATATAATGTACTTTTATGTACATGTCTCATTAGATCACACACTCCGCGCATCTTTATTCCTCTCTGTATACCATAAAGTATACTATTCTGTACAGTGTTATGTACATGCCTCTAAGGTATTCTCTTATATGATCCGATGTGGTACTCTGTTGTCTTATCGAGGTAAACCTAGGATCAACGTTTCCACCCAGCCTCCAAGTGTTTTTTCGACCGTTGCAATTGTTGCATTCACTAACCTGCAAAGACATTACTTGATCCATCTGCTACTGATGTACAGTCTGCAACCGCATCGTTCTTTCTCCCTATACCCTTACCATTAGCGAATACTGTACTAGAACCAGTTGCAATCGCTGCACTATGAGGTGTACAAGGACCATGCGGAGGTTTTAGATGTATACTATTCTTATCTCCCTGTCGCGATACTGGTATACCATTGCAAAAAACGTTAGAACTACCCATGGCTCTAACTGGTCCACTACAATGTGTTTGATCTGGATCCCCTACGCGCGCTACTTTCTGTGTATCATTGGCCATTATATACTCCCTAGTTTGGTGTTTATCTGTGCAATTGTGTAGTTTATCTTATTATCTGCAGATACTGTTTCAGTAGAAGTAATAGATGTGTTTGATATTGTACTAGGATTAAATGCAAGATTAGGATCTAGGTATGCAATTTTACCTGAGTAACCTCTTAATCCAAGTGTATCACTATAGTATGGTGAATCTCCTACGTTAGATGATGGAATTGGTTGTGTTCCTGTATCATATAATGTATCTGTACCAACAGCATGATCACGAAAATACTTTCTTAGTTGAGCTGGCGTTGTGGTAGGATACTTTCCTAATACACATGCAGCCATTCCTCCAAGATTAGGTGAAGCAAAGGATGTTCCATCAGCTTCGTAATTTCCATTCTTTCCTAAGACCATATAGATTCCTTCTCCTGCAGCACATGCATCAACACGATCACCTCTACTACTAAATGTTGAAAGTGTTTCTTTATTATTTAATCCAGAATCAACACCGAATTGTGTACTTAATGATGCAACTACAATTGTATCTCCCGCAATTGAAAGACCTTCTCTACATAATGCATGAAACGTTCCAACTCCAGGAGGATTTTCTCTATTATATTCTAATATTCCATTGTTATGGTCAATATTGTCAGGTAACGCAATCTTTGCACTGAAATTACCTGCAGCAGATACACGATGGACACCTGCTTCAATCATATCTTCTAATGGTTCTATGTAAACTGGGTAATGATAGGCATTCGTTCGATCTGAAATATAGTTTAAAATATCAGTTTTGTTTTGTGCAGTCAGAGCTTTTGCATCCATACTACTTCCTCCTGGGATGCTATACTGTTGAAAAGCAGGAGGTTTTGAACTATTACCATATGCATTTATACCTCCATTAAATATGCGATGTCTATCAGCTGAGGTTAAAGGCGCGCCTGCAGGTGCAATTTCCGAATATATCTGATCTCTAAATACAACTGAACTTGCACCAGCGCCGTAAGTAGTCGCTGTGGCGTATTCATATGCATCTACCACTATAGTTGGTCTGCTGTTTCCTTTATTTTGATGAAACAATTTAATGGCCTGCCATGCATGAGTAGGTACGGTCCCAAATCCACCCATTTGATTCCTTGGCCAAATATATATTCTAGCTCCAGTGGCCCAACCATAAGTGTTACTTGCTGTAATGTATGCCACTGCTTCTGCATGAGAGGTTACTGGAACTGTTGTGCTATCGAGTGCATAATTGACTGTAGGAAGACTGTCCATTCCAGATAAACTATTCCACTGAAAATTTTGTACTCTGCTTGTGCCGCCTGTTAAAAATTCTGGATCATTAAACTTTAATACACTTCCAATCTGTAATACAATATCAACGCCTTCTCCAATGTATGTATTATTGTATTGAGAATTAGAAACAGTGTTAAACGATGTGTTGTTTGTTTGGCTCTGATGTCTGATCAAACCCCAGTTACCTAAAGGCTTTCCATCTGGAAAGCTTCCAGGTATGTGTGTATTTTGGTGTTCTCTAATATAGTTTATTTGTTTTGATACAGCGTCCACAGGCTGTTCAATATCATCTTCACATAGACAATACTTTACAGCTTCATGATTTTCTAGTGCTTTTACCTGTTCGTCAGTGCAGTCTGCCTGGAAAAATTTAGGATAATAGAGAAGCTCATCCTTAACATTACTTACAAGTGAATATAAATCTCTCTGGTCATGACCAGGATTTAATACTATGTTATATAGTTTTGTCATAATTATATAGTTCCTAATTTAGTAGTTATCTGCGCAGCAGTAAAGTTAATGTTATCACTAGTTATTCTAACGCCTTGTGAATCAAATAATGGTATACCAGTATTATCTATGAATATTGTATTGTCCGGTGCATTAGCCCCAGCTTCAGATAGAACTACCGCGCTCTGCGATGTATCATTTATAACGACACTGGCCGACAGATCTGGATAGTCATTTAATGTAAGTAAAAATGTCTCAGGTCCATCTTCTGATAAAGCGTCTGTGACTGTTGTAAATGTAATGGTACTTAAAGATTTTGTTGAATCAAATTCAAAGTTACCAGTCAATTGACCTTTAATATCATCTTCACTTATTCCAGTAATAGTGTATGGTAACAGGGTAGTCTCTGTATATGGGGTATCTGTCGATAGCGATATATCAAATGATTCTCCCTCATCTATAAATGTAGACTGTGATTTTATTTCTAAAACACGCTCTGGTGCACTAACGTCTCCAGCTGGAATAGAATTAGAATACGAAATAGGTGGATTTGTTCCTTCAAAATAGTTCTGTAATACTTCTTGAAACTGCTTAGTACTTGTGTTAACAATATGTATTAACTCATCAGTAAATACATTCTTGCTTATTATATTACCTTCTGCATCTACTTCATTGTAATCTATCTGTAAGTCATATATTTTAGAAAGGCTGTCTCTCTCATCTTGCATTGCAAAAATAAGATCCTGGCCTGGAGGAAGTTGTTCAAGACTAGTTATAATTGTTGGCTGTACCAAAGCTGGAAACCTAAGTTTTTGTTCCTCAAACTCTTCATCTAATAAAGCAACTGGCTTAATATAAACACCACTTTCATCTTCGTAACCTTCTACAAATCGAGTAGCCGATCCCTTTGGAATGTATATAATATAGTCATCGTCATATAGATCTTTATACACACCAAATAACTTAATCATATTTGGATATACACGTCGTGTCACTCCACTGTCATCTTCACCGCGTGAAAGAAACGATACATTTGTTACATTGATACTCGATGCATCTCCAGAAGACGTTATACTAATTGTAATATCAAATGGTATTCCTCTTGTTACTGCTGGAGGTTGTTGTATAGAAACAGCCATATTAGTTTAGATCAATCCTTGCACCAGTGATGGAAACATTACCACCTGCATTAAGGTCTATATTACCAGTGACGTCTGCAGCATAGTTACCACCGACTGTAAGATTGCAATCGCCGTTAATGGTAACGTTTGAGTTTCCACTGATTGTTACAGTGTCATCTCCAGTTGTAATCTTTATATGATTACTGTTGTTATGTTCTACGTCTCCATTTGGATGCATAAGGATATATGTTCCAGACGTATGCCGTATATGAATCCGCTCAGCACCAGTAGTATTATCAAACTCTACTAAATGACCAGCTTCAGTTTTGTGTACTTTATTTGTAGGAGGGTTAAGTTGTGCCTCGACTGGTATGTCAATTGTTCCATCTGTAGAAGATGTAATTGAGCCTAATATAACAGCATCTTGAGCACTTGGACCATCTCTAAAGAAACCTACAACCCAAGACTCGACCATGAGCTCATGGTTAGAACCAAACCCTTTATATGAAGAGGACGTATTAGGCATCATTACTGTAGCCCATGGTAGTTTATCTGTAGGTAATACTCCCTTGTCAGATGTATGGTAACCAATGCACCTAACACGTACTCTATTCATGAATAATGGATCACTTACGTCTTCTACAATACCTGTAAACCATACAAAGTTGTTATTTGGTGATATGAATTGATCTTCTTTACGGCTAATCATTACTCTGTCTCTCCATTCATGTCCATTATATAAGAATCTTTATTGCAATATACGGTCATGTTATACTCTTCGTCAAAAGAATGTTCTATTTGTGTTACTATATGTCTACCGCTTAGCATTTTATCCATCTTTATGTTACCTTTTATTTCACTTGGATCTTGTGTACGAGGAATCTCAAGGTATATGATACTACCAACAGTAAGATTTAGATCACCAGCCAGTGTAATCCGTTGCGTTAATGCATCTAAAGTTTGTAGCGTTGCCTGTTGATTCATTACGGTCGGTGATGATGCGTTTGAATAGTTATCTCCCTGAAAGGCTTTACTATTAGATGATACATAATGGTGAAATGAATCAGTGGCTTCTTTTAATAATACGGATCCAAAGGTAGATGCATCGGCATATACAGGATGCGCATTTAAACGTGTTGCATTATCGTCTGCCTTCATGACATGTGTTGTTACTGTCTTTGTAGCAATATCAATATCTGTTAATGTAGAGGAATAACCGCCGGAAGCCAGTGTTGCAAGTTGCGATAGATCTAAATCAGATGAAAGCTTTTGTATCTTTTTACGTGCTTCTTCATAATACTCTTCATCTCCTATCTGTGATTTAAAGTATGGAAAATGATTATAGGTATCGTACACTTCGTCATTTAACAAAGATGCATATGAACGTAGACTGACACCATCTTTTGCAGTCTCATAAAAGAAATAAGGTGTTCCTTTATCGTATGTATTACGCATTAACCAGGATATCGCCTCTAATGGATGTAATCTAGGGTATATACCTTCAACAGTACTCTTTGAATCTGTCTCTACAATATGAGTTCTTGACACTCCAGCGTCTCGCATTAACTCTTTGATTGATGATGCAAGTGTTCCTCCAAAGGGTTTAACCATTCGTTTTGTATGTGAAATGTACATGTGTTCAGAGAATGCTTCTATCTGATATACCTGTAACCCTGGCTTAGGCTTGGAATGATTATAGATCTCAGAGATAAACACTGAGAAATTGAATTGTTTTTTCTTATTATCGTTTAAAGAAGTATGCGTTACACCTAATATAATCTCTTCGCTACCTGTTATCTTTGCAGCTTCAAGGAATGAAACCCCATCTGCAATCACTAGATTGACCGTAATAGACGATTGATAGAGTGATTCTAGGACCTTAAATGAATCGACAAGATCGATTATATTGAACTCTTTACCGCTATTTGATACAATTGTTGCAGTCTTTAACTGATATGAAGAGGGTATAATACTCTTACTTGTACCTGGCTGCAGGAAATGTTGATTACTCATTAATCATAGTCTCAAAATCTTCTACGAATCTATCGATATATTGTGGCGATATGACTCGAATGCTAGATCTTTTCTCGTTTAAATCAAATACAAATGATTGATTGGATTGGTATGTAATATCGTTTATAGATGCACCACCGCTGACGTATACACCATTGTCTGTTGGCCTTTTCTCTAGATCGGTGATCAAATGCCAATGATGTGGTGCATCTCTGTAGGGATATACTTTATATGTATCAACACTATCGCTAGAAAGATTACCAGAAATTGTTTCAGAATTGTTAGATACAAGGTCAGGATCGCCAAAGAATGTACCTGTTACGTCCTTTAATACTAATTGATTAAGGTCAATATCCTTTTTAACTAGTGTACCTGTTGGTGGATTGTTGTTATGTAAAGCCGCCTGGCCTGTGATTGTTTCATTTAATCTAAATCTACCTGCAAGTGAGTCTCTGAATGTTGTTATACCAAGGTCAGTATTGGTTACTGTAACAGGGTTTGTTGTAATAACGACACCACTATATTCTTCTGCAAGGTAATCTTCCATTACACTACGGCTCATTGGCCATGCTCTCATGCCATCATGCAACATATCGTTAATTACAAAGAATGTCCAGTAATATTCTGGTGTATTATACAACCTTTGAGATACAATATCAGGTCTTTCACCATCTTTAATATTATAGTTTAGGTATAATGAAGGGTTATCAACACTTGAACCTTCAATTCTGACTGATCGATATATGTCAACTACCTGTTGTATAATACCATCACGGTTAAAATCATAGCTTTGTGTTGGAAATTGTTTAAAGAATGACATGATTATTTACCTCGTACCTGATCGTATCCTTCACCTGTACCATATAGGTCATCACGTGTAAGGTTCTTTGTTTCCTGGAATGATAATGCAATGGATGTTTCAACCGGTGCACCATCTGCGTGGAATATGTTTGCAGTTTCGTTATATGAAGTTGTTGCATTTACTAGATAACAATCTTGAATAAATGGTAGAAATTTAGATTCATCTGCACCTGATGTATAGAATCGAATCTTAAATGTTGGTGGATATTGTAATGCAAACACTCCTAACTTCTTAGGGTATAGATTCTTTCTAAAAAAGTTTTCAATCTGTCGTGCTTCTTCAGCCTCATCTGCAGATTCTGATACTAATTTAAATGTAAATGCAAATGTACGAACAGTTGTAGATTGAAACGCAATATTAGTAAATGGATTAGATACAATACCCTTTTCCAAACCAGCAGTTGTTGAAAATGCTTCTGCAGTTCCGCCTTTACCCTTTAGTAGATTAAGGCCACCAATAGCAACATCAGCTTCAGTCATTTCAGCTTCTCCACTACCTGCAGATTTTGCAGCACCAATTGCACCAAGATCTACTGATGTGTAACCTGCAGAGTCTGGTACTGATATACCAGTTGGCATATAGAGATGCACCTTTGCACCTCCTTCAGGATTATCTTTAGGAAACACCTGGAAAGACATATGTGCTGCAGTACCATCATCGATCTGCTTTCTTAAATGTTTTGGAAACGTTAAAATTTTCATGTTTTTATCCGTATAAATAGTAGTAAATAACTTATTTGG